GCCGAATTGCTGCGGTGTCGCCTTGGTCGATTGCAGCATCTGCTCCCACTCGCGCCCGCGTTCGGCCACGGGTTTGAGCGCGTCGATTTCGTCCTTCAGTTCCCGGAAGCGCTTTTGCTGGCGCGGCGCTTGCGCCGGTTCATCATCATCAGGCGGTGGCCCGGGTTTCGCGGCTTCACCATCATCGCCTGCATCATCAGGCGAATCGTCACTCTCCACAGGCGCGCCGTCCTCATCCGCTGGCGGATCATCGGTGGGCTTATCCGCATCCGGCAACCCCGGCAGCGGATCCGGCTCCATCGCCCGCGCGGCTTCCACGCCCTGATCGAAGGCGTCGAGTTCTTCAGTGGAGGGCGTTTCGTTGGTGTTGGTCGCAATGGCGGTATCAGACATGGCAGAGGCGCATCATGGGAAGGAGCGTCCATGATTCACCCACGATGCGGCGAGTCAACGGAGGCTACGGTTCGTCCTTTTTCGCCCGGCGGATGGTGACATCGATCTTGGAGGGTGGCGGCGCATCGTCGTCGGGTTTGCCGCTGAACACACCTGCTAGCTTGCCCTTGCCCATTGTCGCGGCCACGGCGGCGTTGGACTGGCCGTTGGCAAGCGCCAGTTGCCGGGCCTCTTCCAGTTCGCGCAGCAAAGATTCGATGGTGACACCATGTTCACGTTTGGTCTGTTGGTTCAGGCGTTCGAGTTCAGCCGCCACACTGCGGTGTTTGAGCACCTCTTGCGCCTTGCGCCGGATGCTGCCCGGCTTCATCTTTTCCGCATTGTAGGCACGCCGGTACGCTTCCGAAGCGTTGCCGGTCTCTTGGTAAGCGCGGCAGAACGCGGCCTGTTTTGGAGTGAGCGGGAGTGGCATTCAAGCGTGACAAACGTAGCCGTAATGTAGCCGTTACGGTGCCGTGCCTGCGCATCTCAATCAACGGGGAAGGGCAGCGGACGCTGTTGCGGCCAGCGTTTGCGCGCCTTCCAGCGCAGAGTGAGCTTGAGGTCATCGGCGAGCATATCGGCGGAGGGGACGGCGGCGGCTCCGCATTTGGGCGTGGCCGCATAGGAGCCGACAATCCAGTTCAGGTGTTTGGGGATGAACGCCTCGGTGCGCGGTTCCCCGGCGGGGAGCAGGTACACCACGCCCGCGTCTTTGTCGCAGGCGACCAATGTTCCCAACTGGCGCGCATAACGGCGCTGCCGGATGGCCTTCCAGACAGTGCGGGCGAGGCTGTCCAGACTGTCGCAATCGGCGAGCGCGAGCGCAGGCGTGATGCGGCGCTGTTGTCGGCGCGGGCCGTGCTGGCGCATTCATCGCTCCGTATCCACGCCAGGCTGGATGCGCACGCGGATTTGCCCGCCGGGTTTGGGGTTGTCGTGGATGAACAGAGACTCACGAAAACGGCTGTCATTGACCCCGAGCGCATCAGCGATGCCGTCACGGTAAGCCTTGAACCTGGCCGACATGTTGTCATCATCACGCCGCCTGCGGTCGGGTGGGAACACGTCGATATGCAGTCTGACCGGCGCATTGCTTTGCCACGGCTTTGACAAAGCCACATTCCAGCCGATCTTGCGCGCGTAGACGAATGCCAGCCCGCGTGCCTCTTTGGTTGCTCGCATGCGTTTTGACCAGTGCCCGCGCGCATTGGGCGAGAGATCGGGCGATGGCCAGGGCAGGATGAGGTCTTGAACCGTCATGCGGCCTGCCTCGCGTCAATGGACGTCTTGAACGTCCGTTTCTGCCCGAATCTACGCTGATGCGACGGACTGCCGGATTCCGGCAATGGCGCAGGCATCCATCCTTCGGGCAGTGACTGGAAACGGAACAAGTGCGGCTGATACTGCACCCGCACATCGCCCGTGGGGCCGTTGCGGGAGATCGCCACGATCAATTCCGCGCTGCCACGCCAGCGGCTGTCTGTGTTATAGACCTCATCGCGATAGATGAAGATCACCGCATCGGCATCCTGTTCGATACTGCCCGAATCACGCAGATCGGCGACGTGCGGGTGTTTGTCCGGGCGTTTTTCCACCTCGCGGTTCAACTGTGAGAGCAGCAGCACCGGGAGCTTCAATTCTCCGGCCATGAGTTTCAGCGCACGGGTAATGTCGCCGATGGCCTGTGCCCGGTTGTCGCCCCGGGTGTGCATGAGTTGCAGATAGTCGATCACGACCAAGCCCAATTTCTGTCGCGCATGCTGGCGGCGCACCTGGGCAATGACATGCTCGACCCGCGCCTGCCGGGGACGGCTAATGAACAACGGCGCGCGTTTGATGCGGCGCACGGCTTCATTCAGCTTCGGCCAATGCTCATCATCAAAATCGCCGCCGCGCAATCGCTGGCCGTCGATCCCGCCGATGCTGGACAAGAGCCGCTGTCCCAACTCTTCAGGCTGCATCTCGAAACTGAAAAATGCGACCGGGAGCTCGCGTTCCAGCGCGCAGTGCGCGGCGATGTTCTGCGCCAACGTGGTCTTGCCCATCTTGGGGCGCGCCGCCAGCACGTACAGACCGCCCGGCACCATCCCGCCCAACAGATTGTCGAGTTCCTCAATGCCCGTGGTCAACCCGTGGATGCTCGTACCATCCTGTGCCGATTGCGCGCGCTCCATCAGCGTGTCGAACACCCGCGTCAATACCGGGTGGATGGGTTCGAGCTCGCACGGCAAATGATCCAGCAAGGCACCCATTGCCGATTGCGCATTCCCGATCACCTCCAACGGTTCACCGTGGTTCCATGCCTCCTGTGTCAGCCTTTGGCCGATGTCGATCAGCTTTCGCTGCATCGCCTTTTCGCGCACTTTTCCGGCATAGGCGCGCAGATTCGCCGCCGATGGCGTGGTGGTGGCGAGCTCGGTCAGATACGCGCCCCCTTCGACCATCTCGCCCAATCCCCGGGATGTGAACCAATCCCCCATCGTGACGGCATCATACGGCGTTCCCTTGGCCGCCAATTCGCAGATCGAGCGATAGATCAACTGGTGGTCTTTGCGGAAAAAATCCTGCTCGCTGATTTGGTCGATGACCTCGTGCAGCACGTCGAACCCGATCATCAGCCCGCCAAGGACAGACTGCTCGGACTCGATGCTGCACGGGAGTTGTGGCGGTGTTGATGTTTTCATGCCGCTTTCTTCATCTGCCACAGTGCGTTATCCATGATTTGCGCAAAGCGTTTTTCATCGAGCAAGACCTCGATGTTCTGTTTCCAGTGCGGATTGTTTGGATTGGACGCGGTGCCGTTCAACCACGGGTCGGGTTCGCAGCACGCGAAATAATCATCCCAGTAATCCTCCGGGTGGTAGCTCAAGCCCTGCTGCTTGCACAGCGTGCGCGCCATTTTGTCCGCGTTGAGGATTCGTCGTCGTCGTTTCGGGGGGAGTGCGGAGACGTGCTGGCAGTGCGGCAGGTGGTGGTGATAGGCATCCACGATGGTCTCCACGATGCGCTGATCGCGTGCGGGTTTGGCTCCTGGTGGAACTGGCAGCAAGGAAGCTTGCGGGTCTGGTGGAGGCTCACCGTCGGGTGGATGTGGGTCTGGTGGTTTGATGATTTCATCCAGCAGGACCGCGTGCCGTTCAGCGGCGTCAGCCGATGACGGCGAATGGCCTTCCAGCGCGTTGTCGGTCACGTTTTTGGCTTGGGGGGTATAGGGGGGTTGCTTTTGATTTTGCTTTTGTTCTACTTCCCCTTTTACTTCCCCTTCTCCTTCTCCTTGGATGTCCATGTGGAACTCCTGCTGGAACTCCTGCTGGATTTCCTGCTGGATTTCCTGCTGCGGCGATAATTTCTCTCCATCGCAGCCAAAAGGACAGCCCTGTTTCACCCATTCATCGAATGCAGGGCGCGGCAAGTTGAGTTTCGCCAAGCGTGCGCATTCGGTTTTGTGGCGCTGTTTCAATTTAGTATTCCATGCTCCCCTGGCCTTTTTGGCGAGCTCCGGGTGATAGAGCCTGCCATCTGCACACTTAACCCACCCATGCAGCACGCCCTCACGCACCCGTTTCCATGCCCGATCTGTTTTTCCGCGCAAACGGTAATTGGCGACCTTGGCAATCCAATTGTCGTCATCGGGCAGGCTGGCGGCGGGCAGTTGATGCCATGATGCCGCCTGCACCAACATGGCGGCCCAACAGACCTCGGGCGTTTCATCGGCGGCCAGCTCGCTGTCGCGGAACTGCGCCACATCCAGCGGAATGTATTTGAAGTCGCGCAGATCGCAACTGGCGGGGGTTAATGGTTGTGGTAACACGGCATCTTTGTCCCGATGTTGTATCGTCAAAATGGTGTTTGGTCTTCCGGGTCAATGTCGTCCAGTTCCCGCTTGATATTCGCAAACGCCTTCTTGGCCGTTTGCGGCGAGCTCCCTTTCTTCAAGCCTTGACGGCGGGCCTTTTTTTGAGCCCGCAACCGCGCCTTGTCTTCCTCTTCGATCAGCCATGTTTTCATGGGTGAACGCGCGTCAATCGCGGCTTTCCATTCCTTTTGGATGCGGTAGGCTTCCCACCTGTCCCCGGCCTGCATGGCCTGATTGAGCAAGCGCGCCAGCGCATTGATTCGATTCTCGCGAAGATCGTCATACAGGGAGAAGACGTTTTTTCCACTTTCATCCCCTGGCACGCGAGGACGTGCAGGAACAGCATGCAATGCGGCAGCGGTCATGGTCGGGTTCCTGTCAACTCAAAAAAGCGCCCCCCGTGCGGTACAGTGGGATGGCTTCCACACCCACCGACCGCAAGGGGAACACCATGAACGAAAATACACAACTCCGAATTGAATCAGCGATCATCAATAACCTCTCATTGTGTGCGGTACGCGCCATCATGAGGACTCACCCGAACCCGGAGGCGCTGCGGGAGGCGTGGAATCAGGAAGTGGCCGTGATGTGGGCGGGGGCATCGCAGACGTTTTCTGGTGTGGTGCCAACGGCGGAACAGATGGTTGAGTTTCAGCGGATGTTTGAGACGGCAATGGAGCGGCACCTGGATTGACCCCGGCGCGTCGCACGCATTCAATCGCGAGCTTTTCGAGTTCTTTGGCAATGCGTTTGGCTGTGAATGGTCGGCTCATGCCGCCTCCTGTTGAATGGTCGGTGGCGGGCCGAAACTATCAGGCCGATTTGAAGCGCCCGCCGCCTTTGGCGCACAATGCACGTCCTTACACACACATTGACCAAAGGGGCGGACATGAACACTTGGCTGATCGGCTATGACCTGAAAGTCACCGGACACAATCCCCAAAAATACTTTGACCTGAAAGAAAGCATCCAGGCGCTTTCCAGCGGTCACATGCACAGCCCGGGTTCGACCTGGCTGATCACAAGCGAACTGACGGCGACACAGATACGGGATCGGCTGGCGGTTCATTTTGGCCCCGGCGATGAATTGCTGATCGCCGCCGTTTCGGCTCCGGCGGCATGGTTGGGATTTTCCGAATCAAGTTCACACTGGCTGCGCGAGCACATCGCATGAATCGCGGATGATTCCACCCGCACATCCTCGGCCAGCAGCACCGGGATACCGAACCCGCGCAGCTTGACCACTGTTCCGGCCTTGAGCCGTGTCGTGCCGTCCGCAAGCGCCATCGCGCCGGGCAGAAACGCCAACTGCTCACGGTCAAACTCACGCATGCGCGCCTCCCGGTTCACGCCGCCTCCCGTGTTCGATCCGTCGGAGGAGGGCCGAAGATGTCTGGCCGCAGTTCGTGGCGGGACACCGCGCCATTGCTGGCTTCATCCAGACGGCGCGCCATTTTTGCGCTGGGCAGCTTGTGACCACGAGAAATTTGATACAGCG